ATCCTTAGCTTCCGAACCAATACCAAATCTCTCGCATTGTTTAGCGGAGATCCGGTAGGTCCTATCCACCAAGAACTTACCTCAGCCAATAGACCCTGCACGCCCCATTAAGGGACGAAGGAATAATATTTGCAATAAAAGAGGAAGACGATCAGTTGCTGATGATAAATCATAACTGAACGCTTTGGCTTTAAGCCATTTCCTCTTCATTACTAATAATTTCCTCTCCAAAACACCGACTTGATCAAAAGTAGCATCTTCATCTAATAGACGAAGAGCCTTCTGAAGAAGCTTGTGCAACGGATACAAAGCCCACTGCGTCCATATATCAACCATGGCAAAGACCCTAACCTTCCCAGCAGGTTCTACTTTGAAACCGAGCTTCCCTAATGTATCAGGAATCTCGGATTCAGAATAGAGACCGGCATATGCTTTCGATTTCACAGCCTCAGGAACATAGTCCCTGTACTCCATCGTACCAACAGCTCACAAAGTAGACAGAAATCAATCTGCCGACTTAGAGTTGATGGAACTAAGGTAAGCTCGGAGATCCTCGTAAATCAGCTCATGCTTTTTAGAAATAAGCAATCGAGCCGATGCTCAAATCGATCAAAATGTCGAAGAGATAATACGAGATCCCAAGAAACCCTTATTCAAACTCCAAACACTATTAGATGTTTGGGGGGAAGAACGACCAACTGGAAACAGTTGAAATTCGGTCGCCTCTCACTCCTTTTTGAATTGAGGGAGATTTAATGAATCTCAAAACTTATCAATGATAAATAAGAGACCCTTAAGCTCCTCATTCGAGAAATTTGCCAATTTGGGACCATCATCAGTAATAGAAGATAGATTCAAAGATCCTTCCAAATCAATTATTCGATATAAACCTAACAAAGTTAGCCATAAACGAACAATTGAAGGATCCCTTTTTCTTAAAAGGGAGCGGTGAGAACACGGAATAAATAGGGGGAAACCCGATCTATCCCGTCTTACTCTTCTCTTAAGAGGATTCATATCTTCTAGAACATACCCTCCAAGGGCCTGCTGAACAAGAACGAAGGAAGTTTTTAGATACATTACTGTACCTAGTCGACCTTCCGATCTTATCAAGCGAGAAACCTTGTGGGCGAACTTTGCAATACCAATAACCCTAAACCGGTTAACCTTATGTCCCACATCACCAGCCACCCGTAAAAGGAAGCCAATAAGTGGGCGATTACTCTTTCGAGTAATCATACCATTTAGCCGTTTTAAAGATTTATCTATCAACCTCGAAAAGGTTTTAGTGACAGATTGATCGGAAAAAGTGGAATTTGAGAATTGTAAATTTTTAAATTTCATAGTTTCTTTTGTTCGACACTTATCTCCGCTAAAGAAGGTGGCCCATCACTTCAGTAATTCCCCGCTAGTAATGAAAAAAGCTAGCCGGGTGACTTACTTCAGTGAGGGTCACTCACAGGCGCCTCTCTAATCCTATACAGACTAGATACTACGTGACAAGTCTCGGGGTTCACCCTAAACTGTTGGTCCTTATCGGACTCAGCACTGACTCTGTACGAATGTCGGTCCATGAGCCTTCTCTATTGGTCTCTCTCCAAGAACTGCACTAAAACCCTCTTTCCCTTACGGGGGAGTAGGCACCCTAATCAAGGTGCAGTTTGTGCCTTGCCAAATTAGAATTGTAAGCCCATAGGGGGGCTCCCTCCTAACCAGCGTCTTAAGTCATTATCTGAAAGCAAGAATTCATAACTCAAGGATTATTTTCCGGTCCCCATATGTTCGGCATGAGCATTTGAGCTCACACCTTACACACGTTCACACGTGTTGTAAACTAGATCTCTTTCGAG